TTAGGAAAAAGTCTCCGTATTTAAGCATATTACGTGTCCATGACCATAAATTAAACTCAACGTTTAATACGTCATAGAAGAGGTTATACAACACTCTTTGAATATTTTCATCAGATGATTTTACAGTAACTATTTCTCCTTGATCATTCTTAATAGTTGCTTCATCTGAGATGATGTCTAATGCTGAAGCTATAATAGGATCAGTGTCCATTGCTTCATAATCAGCATAAAGCTGTACTCTTAATGTTTGGTAATTAAGATTAGGGTTATATACGTTTCTTGCATTATGAACGTATAATCTGTTAAATCTATCGATTAACGAATTTGTTTGGTATTTTCCAGTTGTCTGTATTTGATTAACATCAGCGACCTTTAGTTGGTCCCCACCTATATTACGTATTACTACGTCAGATGAGAATAATCTTGCTAATCTACCAAATAGTGAAGTATCCGCCATAGGATATTAAATTTATATATAAATAGTCTATTTTAGTAACCAAGAGATATCTTCTTGACCTCCGGGTGTATCTACAATATAAGGATTTTTTTGCTGACTTCCAACTGATTTAATAACTGCTTGGTTTCTTGAGTTTAAATTACTAAAAGAAGACAGTTGAGCTCTAGCTAAATCTATTCCTTGTTGTCTTAATCTTAATGCTGTATCTCTTACATAAAGTGCAGTTGCACATGCCATAAGTAAATCATCATTATATCTATCTTGAGCTTGAGCTTTACCGTTTTTCCAAACAAATACTCTCATTTCGCTCATTAATCTTTTTGATTGAATAGTAACTGATTTCTCTCTAATATATTCAATCATCTTTGCAATAACTAAAGGTCTTGTTCTAGCTGACATTGTAAAGCCAGGAACAAGTTTATCTCTTTCGTATTTATGCATATAGGATTCTACTGTGTCCATTTGATTTGTAGGACTATAGTATAGGTTTCTATATTCTCTTTCTAATATAGCTTCTATAGTAGCCCACCCAATATTTGCATTTTCTACTACTAGTAATGCTTCATTATATTCAGATGCTATTCCTACTAAGAAGTTACCAAAATCTTTAGGAGATAACTTACCTTTATATTCTGCTACTTGAACACAGTTCTCTATATCAAATATATGAAATGCAGAATAGTCACTAGCATCACCTCGAGCTACATCGGCTACTACCATATAAGATTTAGTATAATCAACTCCTTCCCATACCCATAAGTTACCGTCAACACCTCTTCTTTCCATTGGATCCTTTTCATAGGTCTCTTCGAAGAATTTCATATCATCTGGTTCGAATACTGTATCACCAGAAGCTAAGAAGTCACAATCACATTCTTGACCTGCCATACGAGGACCTAAATCAGAGTCTTGTTGTTCTCTCCATTTTTCATCTCTTTCAGGATGTACTGTCCAAGGTAATCTAATAGGTAAGAAACTATTTTCTCCAGATTCAGCTTTTTCCCAAGTTAAATGGAACCAGTTACCAATACCGTTAGGAGTTGATAGTGCCATACATTGACCACCGGTAGCTAGTGTTTGTTGTGCTGCAGTAAATGTCTCTTCAATATTATCAATGAATGCTGCCTCATCTATTAGTAGTAACGATACCGCTTCTGATCTTGCTGCATCTGCATTAGATGATTTAGCTGTTATTTTAGATCCATTTTTTAATCTTAATGATAATTTATTTTTTTCTAAAGCTGGTAGCCTTAACCATTTAGGTAACTGATCATACATAAACATAGTTTTAGTAACTAAGTTACGTGCAGTTGCTTGAGTAGTTGCTAATGCTAATACGTTTTTATCTTTATGAAATAACATCAGCCATAATGAATATGCTGAAGCTAATGTTGATATACCTAACTGTCTTGATTTAAGAGTTATAATATACTGTTCATCTCTAAATAAATGTAATACTTTAGACTGGAAAGGGTAAAGATTAAATAAAATACGTCCACGAGTAGGATGCTGTATATAACAGTACTTCTTCATGAAGTAGGAAGGATCTTTAGCGCACTTGATGTACTCCTGTGCGATTATCTTTTTTATATCTGTACTCATAACTTTTAATCTACGTCAGAATAGTCTATCTCTATACCATTAGCTGACAGTTTTGCTTTTTCTTTAGGTACTATTCTAAAGTCTAAACCATACTTTTGTCCTGCATGTTGTTCAACTGTAAATACTGGTGTTAAATTTTCAGGTATATCATCATATGTAGAATATAATGAAGAAACTAAAATAGTAATAGTATTACCTGATAATACAAAGTCATCTGCATTAAATGTTCTACCTATAATAATAGTTTTAGGAATATCTTTTCCAAAAGCAAATAATTCATTAGCATCAGTTGGTGCATTTCTAACAAATACTTTTGTAATTCTATCTTCAGTTCCTGCTCTATACATTAAGTATTTAGGTTTCTCTTTAGTTGAAACTTCTGTAGGTTTTAAATCTATAGGAAAGTTAGGATCAGTTAAAGCATAATTAACAAAATTTTCTCTAAAAGGAGTATTGTTATTATTTACTGATTCCCATCTAAAGCTCCCGTCCTGTTTAATTGAAATGTTAGCTACTACCTTATCGTTAGATTCTAACTGTACATCAGCTTTCATTCCTTTACCAGCAGTAGTTCCTACTTTTTTAGAAGAAGTTACATTTTTAAACGTTCTAGTATTAGAACCATCTTTTAAAATAACTGTTGCTGTTTCACCAGCTTCTTCTATTAACTTATTTACAGTATCTACAAATATTGCTTCGTTCCCAACTCCAGCTCCTCCAGGTGCACTAAAGCTAAATATTAAATTAACTTCACCTATTCCTTCTGCATTGAAAGTATACATATTAAATTTACCAGAAGGATTACCATCTCTATGAGGAGTAGAAACTTTAATATCTATATCATCACCAAATGTACCTCTTATCATTTTAAAAAATACATCTTGGTCTTTTATACCTGGTGCTGAAAGTCTATTTGGTTTAGAAGGTAAAGGTTTTATATCGTATTCAGAACCATATTTTGCTACTATAGCTTTTACAGCTTTTATAGTATTAGCTTTATTTTTTACTTCTTCGTTTAGATTAAAGCCAAACATAGATTCGAATATCCTCATATCTTCTCTGTTGTTGATATCAGGGTATCCTTTCTTGGTTCTATACGACCATTCTAGTATGACTCTATCTATAAGGTTCATTATGCTTCTGGTTCTTCTCCTGGTTCTTCAAAGTCGATAGGCTCTCCTCCTAAGTCAGCTCCTCCTTCTTCACCGCCTTCTTCTCCTCCTAAAGCGTCTACTTCATCACCACCTTCTTCACCACCGCCTCCGGCTGCATCACCTCCAGGAAAGTCACCTCCGCCACCTCCACCGCCGCCGGTGTCAGTATCTACTGGTTCTCCTTCTCCTGCTCCAGAAAATGGAGCTTCTTTATAAAGTATTGCAAGTTTATCTAATGCTTGTTGGTATTCAGCTATATTTGAAAGTAAATATCTTTTACCTAATATTTGAGCTTCAAAAGTTTTACCAGTCCATTTTAAGATATAATCTTGTCCATTTTTAAGATTAACTCTAAATGAAGTAGGTCTTGGAGAAATCCAATCTATACTTTCTACAAACTCTTTAAAATCTTCTGTCTGCAATTTAATTATAGCAGTTCTTAAAGTAGGAAATTTGCCTAATATTTTATCTGTAGCATCTTCCAATACTGCACCTTTTTCTTCTCCTGGTTCTTCTGGTTCAGGTTCTTGTTCGTTAACTTGATCTAAAAGAGATTCGTCTAAAAGTCCTTTTTGTTCTGCTATTAAGCTACAATGTACTTTGAAATCTCTTACTAATCCTTCTAAAGCTACTCTTGATCTGATAATAGAATATTGTTCTGGTCTTTCTGTTCTAAGGTATCTTTGTAATTTTCTAAAGTTAGTTTTAATAAGTTCAAATAACTCTCTTGCTGCAGCATCTTTTCTAATATCATCACTTCTCATTAACGATTTTATATCGTCAACTATATTTTCAAAGTCATCATACATTTTAAAGAAAGAAGGTAATTGAATAATTTTATGTTCAACAGAACCAGTAGTTTTGTTTCTACCTGTAAATTTAAAATATGTGTCCATATTTTTAGAGAAAAAATCATCTTTTCTATCTACAGGTCCATACTGTTTTTCTAATCTATCAATCATAGCTTGAGGAATATCCTTAACCTTGAGAGTAGCACCTTTAGGCATCTCATTAAGAACTTCTTTATAAGCCTCTAAAATTAAATTATCTAATTTATTCATTACTTCTTTTTCTTTTTATATCCTTTGTGCCAATGCTCTGTTTGAGTTTTTATTTCTAACTCGCTTACTGGTATGTCAAGGACTGTATTGCCGTTTTCAAATAAAACGTCATAATGAGTAACTACGTATTTATTTCCTTCTTTGACTAAAGTATGTTTTTCTGGAATACAAGTTCCTTCTCCGTACTTCTCATGAACTACTTTAGAAGCACAATCATGTTTATATCCTGGTGCTGATTCTTTAGATAATTTGTCCAAATATTTAGCTTGATCGCCATGTCCTTTAACAGACTTCTTTAATTGCTTTACAATCTTTTTAACTTGGGCTTTTTCTTTTTTATCTAATTCAGCTTCATTTTGATTTTTAGGTCTAGGAACTTGAACAGTTAAGTCTTTTAAATCTCCTTGAACTGATTGCATAGCTCTAACTAAAAATGGGTACTCTTCAGCAGATATATGAATGTACTTGCCTCCATAGTTAATTTGTACCATTCGTCCTTCTCTACCGGCAAATCTTGTTATTTGAATTCCATTTCTGTCGTAAAGATCAGTAGCTTCATTTATAGAAGTATCTAATTCTTGACCTCTATCTTTGTTTGCTACTGCCTTATCTAAAGCATCTTCAACTTGTTTCTTTTTATTCGTTAATGATTTTAAATGAACTAATACTGAATGTCCTCTATATTCAAAATCACCGCCTTTTTCTTTATAAAGTTTAGCAAGTTCTTTCATCTTAGATACTATCATTCCATGTACTTTCTGTAGGTCAGCTATAGAGTGTTTACCTTTAGGCATTTCACTATCTAATCCTTCAGTAGGATAGTTATCATCATCTAAATCATCATAATCACCGCCTTCTAATCTATCGACTTCACTACCTAATGTAGTATCGTATCTATTATTTGAATAAACTAAATTAAATACTCCGTATCCATCCATTCTTGACATTTCATTAGGGAAGTACTGTTTTACAATATCTCTAGCTTCTTCACCTAATTCTTCTGCTTTTTCAACAATAGCTCTTAAATCGTAAATAGCTTGTTCTTGATCAACGTTTTCATCTAATTCGCCTTTTTCAGCTTTAGTAGCATAGATTGCTTTTCTTTGAGCATCAGATTTATATT